AGGTTTTAAATTTGTATTAACTAGATCAGATAGTGATGACACCTTAGGACCACTATTTACTGGATATCAACTCAAGTCACTGCCTGCAGTACCACGTCAAAGATTAATTCAATACCCTCTATTCTGCTATGACCACGAGAGCGATAAGTTTGGTGTAGAAGCAGGATACGAAGGATCTGCTTATGATCGTATGAGCCAACTTGAAGCAGTAGAAAATGTTGGCGATACCATCAGAGTAGAGGACTTCAGAACAGGTGAGTCCTATATTGGATTGATTGAAGAACTTGATTTCATTAATAAGACACCAAGCGACAGACGATTCTCCGGATATGGTGGAATGTTAGTTGTAACAATACGGTCAGTGTAATATGTGTTCTAAAGAAAATTGCAATAAGTTAATTAATTCCAGGGGTTTATGTTTAAAACACTACAAAGAAGCTTTAAAAAATGGAGAATTAATAAAAGTTCATAGAGAAGTAATGGAAAAACATTTGGGAAGATCTCTATTACGGCACGAAGAGGTACATCATAAGAACGGTAATCGTTCTGATAATCGTATAGAGAATTTAGAACTATGGTCAACTAGTCAACCTTCAGGTCAACGTATAGAGGATAAAATCAAATGGGCAGAAGAAATATTAAAAACATATTCCAACAAGTCGTAACTATTAGATCGGTATAAACATATGTCACCTAATGATTGGGCAGCTCTGGCTGTATCAGCAGTAACTTTAATATCAGCCTTAGCAATGGGAGTAAGACACTTAACTAGACATTACTTGTCTGAACTTCGCCCCAATGGTGGGTCAAGCCTCAAAGATCAGGTCAATCGGTTAGAGGAAAAAGTAGATACGCTATACCAGATACTTATACAGAATAGAAATTAAATGTGTGACGAGGTAGACCACAACCACGATATAGACTGGGCTTATCAGAATCAATTAAACAAAGAGTGGAAAGAAGCACACCCAGAATCTGAGTACAAAGGATGGTGGTCAATATGAATGTAGTAGAAATAGCTAAAGCCGAGATAGGCAATAGAGAGACTGGCAATAACGATAACAAATATGGCAAGTGGTATGGTGCTAATAACCAACCTTGGTGTGCAATGTTTGTATCTTGGGTATTTAATAAAGCTGAATTAGGTAAGAGTATTGCAGCACAAGGAGAAAAGGGTTTTGCCTCCTGTGATGCTGGTTTAAAATGGTTCACTAATAGAAATAAGATAATTCCAATAGGTCAAGCACAACCTGGAGATATTGTTTTCTTCCAGTTTGATAAAGATGTACAGCCTGACCACGTTGGGATAGTCGTTGGAAACAATACTAGGTTCAAGAATCTTCAAGTAATTGAAGGTAATACCAGTAGTGGATCCAAGGGCAGTCAATCAAATGGAGATGGTGTGTATCTTAGGAAACGACCATACTCTCTAGTAATGGGTGTAGTTCGCCCGTAAGGATGGATATGGATAAGTTAATCGCAAGATTAAAGAGCAAGAAGACTAAGGCTGCATTTAAGTCTTATCTACGAGCTGTATTAGCATCAGCAGTAACACTAGGTCTAGCACTTGCTGCAGACCTTGCACCAGAGTATGCAATCTTGATTGGTTCAATTGCTGGTCCACTTGCTAAGTGGGCTGACAAGACCGAGAAAGAGTATGGCTTAAAGTAAATTAACTTTACTGCGAGGCAATACAAAGAGGGGCGCTTAATAGCGCCCTTCTTTTTTTATGCCCTAAATTTCCCTATTGGGATCATCTACCGGACAAGGCACAACTATTAGGTTACCGCAATTAGCACAGGTTGCATCTAACATATACCAGGAGATCTCATAGTTATCAAAGGTAGCTAAGATAGAAAATACTTTTGAACCACAAGGACAAGAGTGGAGAGGACCGAGAGATCTAAGATCTGTGCCAAATTTTGGTGGTAGATTATCTTTGTTTTTCCGCAGGGTTGGTAGACGGAACATATTGCTCAGGACGGCTCCTTCCTGAGGTCAGTCGCCTCGGCGCTTTCAGCGCCGCCTCCGTTACCGTATCTGTTATTCGCCTTCGGCTCATATAGTAACCTGATTAATCAGCATTACGGCGTGTCGCACTTATATCCCAGTATTTTTTATTACCGGTGCTACAATTAATTCAAGATAAAGGAGCAATAAGTGACGGCTATTGTAGGTATACAAGGTAAGGGTTGGGCAGTTCTTGCTGCAGACTCTATGACTACATACACTGATAGACCTTACGTTGCTAAAGGCTACGATAAAATCGTTAAGGTAAATGAGTATTTAATTGCAGTAGCTGGTGATGCACTCGCTGGTGATATATTAAATAACTTATGGCAACCACCAAAGGTGGTTAAGACTCAAGATCCTGATCGTTTTGTAATGATTAGGGTTCTTCCATCTATTAAACAAACTCTAACTGATGCAGGATATGACCCTGCTCCCAAGAATAAATCTGATGAGGATTCAGGTTGGGATGCTTTGATTTGTTTTAATGGGAAGGTATTTCAGATCAGTGATGATTACGGGTATATGCGAGATGATAGGAATCTATACGGTATAGGTTCAGGTGGATCATTGGCTCTTGGTGCATTGGTTGCTATGGAGAATGAAACTAGAACTCATACTAAAGCAGCAAGTGCTGCTAAAAAAGCAATCAATATTGCGATACAATATAACGTCTGGTGTGGTGGCACTGCTAGTGTCAAGACACAGTTTACAAAGTAAGGAAGGGTAATGGAAAAAACATTGGCTATTCATTTGCAAGAACTACGAGAAGAAATTGCACAGGATGTTGAGCAACTGTTATTTAATAAAGATTTATGGGAAGATAAAGAGATACTAGATCTGATACGAGGTAAGAAATGACTGATCCAAAAGAATTACTGCTAGAGGTATTACGAGCTAAGGATGCTGGCAGAGCAAGATCTAAACAGACACAGGTAGGACCATCAGAGTTAGGTGGTTGCAGACGTAAGGTTTGGTATCGTCTTAACGATCAACCTGAGACCAATGATAATGAGATGAAACTTGCAGCAATTATGGGTACTGCTATCCACGCTGCTATTGAAGATGCAATCAGTGTTGCAGATCCTAAGGGTGAGAAGTATTTAGTTGAGACCTCTGTTGAATACAATGGAATGAAAGCGCATATAGATTTATTCATACCAGAAACTGGAGATGTGATAGATTGGAAAACCGTTAAGGTTAAAAATCTATCTTACTTCCCAACGCAACAACAGCGTTGGCAAGTTCAGGTATATGGCTACTTGCTTGATAAGTCTGGTAAGGGGAATCCCAGAACTGTTAATCTTGTAGCCATTGCCAGAGATGGCGATGAAAGAGATGTTAAAGTTCATAGTGAACCGTATGATCCAAAGATAGCAGAGGAAGCTCTTAACTGGTTGGCTGCTATTAAAGAGAGCGCAGAAGCACCAAGCCCAGAGCGTGATCAGAGTTACTGCAAATCATATTGCAAGTACTTTGATGAGAGTGGCGAGATGGGATGTACTGGTCTAAAAAAAGAACTTATCAAAGTGGATGAAGTATTTATAGATAACCCTGAGGTTGACACATCCGCTTTGAAATATCTACAACTTGATGCACAGATTAAACAATTAATAGATGAGAAGGAGTCCTTACGGACTGCACTAGAAGGATTTACTGGTCAGACTAATAGTGGTGTATCCATTACTTGGAGCACTGTTAATGGTAGAGAATCAGTAGATGCCGAGGAGGTTAAGAAACTGCTCGGCTTTGTACCAATTAAACAAGGACAGGAATCGGTTAGATTATCTGTCAAACATACTGGAGGTAAGTAATGGCTGCACCGGAAACTACTAAGTTTCAGATCAACTATAAGTTAGCTGATGGAACTTTAGTAAATATTTATGCAACAAGTCAGGCAGAGTTAGAGTCATCTCTAACATCTATATCTGACCTAGCAACATTAGTAACATCAACTGGTACCACATTAGGTACAACCACACAATCAAATGGTGGTGGTGCTATCGCCTATGCTAAGAAAGCATTAGGTGCTACAGCAATTAATGCAACAGATGCAACTGCACCTGATTGCAAACACGGCACTATGTCGTTTCGTTCAGGCGTAGGACAAAAAGGTCCTTGGAAGGGTTGGATGTGTGCTGCACCTAAAGGTGCTGCAGACAAGTGCGAAACCGTCTGGATTAGATAATTTATGCGGGTTCCCTGGAATTATGAGAACCCAGCTTGCGCCGAAGTAGGTGTGGAATTTTTTTATCCCGAAGTAGAAAACGGAGATAGAGTCCACACCCAACAGGCTATTAACATTTGCAAGATATGTCCCCATCTTGCAGAGTGTGCAGAGTGGGGAATTAATAACGAACGTTTTGGCACTTGGGGTGGAATCACCGCAGCTAAACGAAAGATTATTAGACAACAAAGAGGTATCGTCTTACCTAGAGAGGAACACGTTGCTTAATTTAAATCGGGCTTGGCGTGGTTCTACGACCAATGCAACACCATTGCCTGACGTATGGAATGATCTTGCTAAGAAGCAGATCAAGTTCCGTAGAGGTCAGGTATGTATGATTGCCGCTGCGCCCAATGCTGGTAAGAGTATGTTTGCTCTTATCTATGCAGTTAAAGCAAAGGTTCCAACTCTATTTTTCTCAGCAGATACCGACACTGCAACTGTGATGATGAGAGCAGCCTCTCACCTATCAGGACACAGTCAACTACTGGTGGAAGCGAACTTAAATGGTAACCGTCATTACTACGATAAGTATCTTTCCAATATGGAGAACATACAATTTGTCTTTGACTCATCACCATCACTAGATGATATTGAGTTAGAGGTTAAAGCCTATGTTGAACTCTTTGGAGTTCCACCAGAGTTGATTGTTATAGATAACCTGATGAATGTGGTTGCCGAATCTGATAATGAATGGGCAGGACTACGAGCTATTATGGTTGAACTGCACGATATGGCTCGTAAGACTGAAGCCTGTGTGATGGTATTACACCACGTTTCAGAGCAATCTGAATATGTTAAGACTGATAATCCACCACCTCGTAGATCTATTCACGGTAAAGTATCTCAACTACCGGCACTAATAGTTACTCTAGGTTTTGATCCAATAGGTAAAGTACTTAAAGTAGCAGCAGTTAAGAATAGGTTTGGTCCACATACAGCAGATGGCACTGATCATATTGGGTTGTTTGTTAACTACTCAGTCTGTCAGATCTCAGATGCTGATGCGCTAGGTCAGATGTATAGAAGGGATGCCATCTTAGATGTCAGCCAAGTATAACAAGACCAAGGGTGCTCAGTTTGAGGTGGATGTAATGAAGTGGTTTAGAAAGATGGGAGTAGTAGCAGAAAGACTACGCCTATCAGGTAAAGAGGATGAGGG